TGGATTAATTCTCAAATAAAAAGGGCTGCACCAAAATCCTAAGGGTTTTTCAGTTGTTGTTAATGGTTTAGCCTTCGGGTCGGCGCCTCCGGCGCTACGATTTGCTTCAGCGTCTTCGATCAATTTAAGAAGGATGAATTGATTAATAAATGGAACATTCTGATTACACATATCAATCATTAGATGATTTAGACGCTGTTAAGAACAGAGAAGATAAATCTGTGCTAACAATATGTTCAATGCATCCTGAAAGATTCCTAGCAGCCGATGTTGCTCATCCGAATGAAGTGAAGCATCTGACAATTATTTTAGGATTCGAAAACGATGAAGAATTTTACTACTCCAGATCTGTAGACAAACAACTTGATAAAAGTTGGTTCTACAAATATACTGATACTTTATGTTCTGATATTACTAATTTTCACAATCTTGAAACGTTGGTAGCTGAAGATTTAAAGTTATCGACTGATCTATGGATCAAATTTGCTAATAATTCGAAACAGCTCAAAGAGATACACTTTTCAGTATGCACTTCACTAGAAGACTTTGCTGACGATTTCGATTTTTATAAAAAAGAAGAAGCTCTTGATTCATTATTTAAGATCCCAACTTTAGAAAAGGTGTGCATAGGGAGGATATATTTGCCATATTTTCCGCCGGGCCCGAGTAACATTAAACATCTCGAATTGTGTGTAGTTTGTGAAAATGAAGACGATCAAAATAATGCACACACCGAACAAGTTAAAAGTTATGCACAGAATTTTTCAACACACAGTAACATTAAATCTTTAATTCTTGAGCAATTATCAACAACTCCTTATGATGTAAAAGATTTAAAATTAGATCAAATGTATCAATTGGAAGAACTAACATTAAATTATTGGGAAATTGATATTGAACCAATATTAATGCTTCCAAATCTTAAAAAACTTAAATATTGTACTTGGTTTGGTAAGGTTGATCCATTAATGAAATTCTTGATTAAAGATCCTAATTTGGTATTTCCAAGTATTGAAGAAGTAGTTATTTATGTAGGTAATAATCCAAAAATTGATGAAATAAAAAAATATTTGGCTGATGTGTTGAAAAAGCAATGTGTAAATATTAAAAAATTTGTGTTAAACGAACAAGTATTTTAATGATTTTAAGAATTTTTTTAACAGTGCATTTGCAAAATACACCAATAAAAATACGGACGACGCCATTGCAAGTAAAAAAGCATAATTAAATTTAATTTTTAACCTCCTCTCAATCTTAATACCAAATGAAGAGTGCTTTCTTTTTGAATATTATAATCTGAAAGAGTTCTAGAATCCTCAAGTTGTTTTCCAGCGAAAATTAAACGCTGTTGGTCTGGTGGAATGCCTTCTTTATCTTGAATTTTTATTTTAACGTTTTCAATTGAATCTGATGGTTCAGCTTCGATAGTGATAGTTTTTCCGGTCAATGTTTTTACAAATATTTGCATTTTTTTAAATATTGGGATAAATTTAGATCGTTTTTTTAACGCCAAGGCGCCGGGCACGCTTTGCGTGCCTAAATAACAAAAGTGTTATTTTAGCTTCTTGATGTTTTAATAATATAAATGAAAAAGATAACAAGGAATATTGACAATAAAATCAGAGTTGATACAGATATTTCAATTTTAGCTGATGGTGTTGATTGGAAAAGAGTTGGAAATGAAGGAGCCATTATTTTTGTTGGTGGTGTTTTTAGCACAAAGACATGTTGACACACTGGACAGTCTTGGATATGTTGTAAAACTTGTTTACAATCTAATTCATAAGCTTCTCGTCCATAAGATGTATGTCTATCAATAAGACCTTGATCTAATTGATTTGATGAATTGGGGCGGGTGTGGATTCGAGGTCGGTTCATTTGCATGTAATTGCTTTCATTTATGTATGTAGGCATTCTTTTATGATTTGAAAATAAAATTTCAAGATCAACAACAGATGCATTTTACTTATTTTTTACTTTATTAAAATGTCTGATTGTGGAAGATATGTGAAAAAATCTTCTTATAATAATTATTTTTGTATGAAAAAAGGGATCGAAGTAGGTAATCGTATTAAATTACCCCCTGGATATAGTCCTATGGACGACAAAAATGAGCTCCGGCGTGCTGGGAAGCTCCACTCCCAAAGCTCTTATTGTGATTGTGACAAGGCATCGCCTTATTTATGTTTTAAAAAAGGATTTGCAATAGGAAAAAAAAATCAATATGAAAAAAATAAATTCAAAATGAAAGAAGATTTTACTCTTCGAGCCGAGCCACAAGATCTCTCACCTCAACGGGTTTCAAGCGATGATGAATTCATGTTATTATTCATTGCTATTTTCATTGGCTTCATAACTTTTGGATTGTTCCTTACATTTGAAATTTATTGGTTGTGGGCTATTATAATTGGGATAGTCTCAAGTTCATTGTTCTTGTATTTCTGTAATTGTCAATCATAAAAATTGAATTTATCTGTTTAAGTTTCATGTTAAATTTTAAAAATGATAAAAATTATATTGAAAAATTTTAGAAAATTTGAAAAAAAAGAATTTTTCTTTGACAAACATTTAACCCTCATTTCCGGAAAATCAGGTAAAGGTAAAACAACAATCTTTATGGCAATTATTTTTGCATTAACCGGAGAAGGAAAAAAATTAATCACTTATGGAAAAACTTCATGTAGTGTAATTCTTGAAATAAGCGAGTGCGACCAGTCAGGCTCTGATATTAAAAATATTATCATGAGATCAAAAAGACCAAACAGACTTACTGTCAATTTATCCGACCCCCGAAAGGTGCAATCATTGACCGCGAAAAGCGCTTCAACAACATATGAAGATAAAGAAGCACAAGCAATAATTGATGATATGTTTCCACAATATTATTTAGGATATATGTCGCAAAGAGTTGACAATAAATCTTTTATCCTAATGAGCCCTATGGATAAGATGCGATTTATCCAAAAAATTGCATTTGGTAATGAAAACGTAGAGATTTTACACAAAAATTGCAGAGATCTCATTAGAGTGCGCAAAGATGATATGATGTTAACGAGTAGAGAAAGAGAAACAACTGAAAAAATGCTTGGTGACCTTAAAATTAAATGCCCGCCCAAAAAAGATGAAGATGATCAAAATGAAGATCAAAATGAAGAAGATTTGCTTGATAAAATCAAACAATTAGAAAAAAACATTGAACACAAAAAACGATTATTAGATAAAACATTATCGCTTTTAAAATTTAAAGAAGATTTGAAAACACAACTTGATAGCATTCCAAAAATAGATGCTGATATATGTCAAATTGAAGATCAAATCAAACGCATACACGTTCAAACGCAATTATGGGATAATTATCAGAAAGAGAAGAAAAAACTTGACAAGCTTAAACCCCCCAGCGATTTAAAAAAAGAAGATATCAAAATTATGATTTCTGACATGAAACAGATGATTGAATTACAAAATCAAATGAAAATTATGAATGATTTCAAAAAAAAGTTAAAACTTGTTGAAAAACAAATACAAGATGTATCAATTCCAATGAAATGTCCTGAATGTGAAAAAGAAATAGAGTTATGGTGTGATAAAAATGGCAATGCAACATTGAGACAACTTTCAAATGAACAGGGCGATATTAAAAAATGGGTAGGGTATGAAGAAGTTAAAAATATAGAACAGAAAAAATACAAACTTCAATTGCAAATTCAAGAACTTGAAAAGAAGGGAAAAGAATTATTGATATTAAAAGAAGAATATCCTGATCTCGATGATCCAAAATATCAATTAGATAAGTTATATCAAATATGGCGAGATGATGAAGAATACGAAAAACAAAAAAATTTATGTGATTCTTTCAAAATTAAAGAAACACCTAAAAACTGTAATGATTCATTTTTGAGTGAATTAAAACAACAACAGAAAAACATCTATACTCGTAATGAAAAAGAATTAAATTACAATTCAATTAAAATAAAAGACAATATTGAAGACCTTAAAGAGGAACTAGTACTCTTAAACTCAGAACTTAATGATACAAAAGAACGACAAAATTACTCTCAATCAGTAAAATATTGGAATAAAGTAGATAAATTATCAAAACATGAAGAAATTTTGAACAAAAGTTATCCTAGAGCAGTTAAATTACAAAATATAATCAAACAAGCAGAAAAATTAGCAATTGAAGAGACAATTGAACAAATTAATTTACATGTTCAACTTTATTTGGATTATTTTTTAGAAAACATTACAGTTTGCCTCGCTTTTGATAAAGACGGAACAAGATTGAATGTCAATGTAACTCAGAATAATTTTGAAAGTGATTTAAATAACTTATCAGGTGGAGAATTAGCTCGCGTCATTTTGGCTTTTACAATAGCATTAGCAGATATGAATAACGTCAAACTTTTGCTGCTTGATGAATGTGTGTCTTCATTGGATCAAGAAACAACAACAAATGTAATTAAAACAATTCAAAATAATTTTACTGGTCAAATTATTTGCATCGCCCATCAAACAACTACAGGTATTTTTGATCATGTAGAAGAATTGTAAGCAGAGTCGATGATTAAAAACGATGATTAAAAACGTATAGTATAGAATGAAAATTAAAATAATATTTTGGATTACGAAAAGTAATACAAAATCCCAACAAGCGGTTAAAGAAAGATAATAACGTTGGTTAAAATCAATACGAAATGTTTTTGGATGCTGTGATTAAAATAGATTTATAAATAAGAAAATTAAAAATAAAATGAACTTTTCATCATCACAATCTGAAACAGAGGAAGAAGAAATAAATAAAAAAATTGAAGAAAACAATCGGTTAATGGAAAAAAACCGACAATTACTCAAAAAAAATCACAAAAAGATAAAAAAAAATTTCAAAATAATTAATCAAAATGATCAAATATATAAAGATAATGAACAACTAATTAAAGACAATGAACGCCTAATTAAATTAATTTTAACGTATTCCAAATAAAGACAGTGGGTGTCGGTTTTTAATTTATTTTATCACACTTTATGTGTGTTAAAATTTAAAAATTCTTGATGCATTCCAAAAATTATGTTACGTTATTTTTGCATTTCATTTTATATGAATTTTTGAATAAAACTTTTCATTTCTTCAACATTTCGACCTCCTTGATACGGAATTCGTTGTTTATTGAAATATATAATAAATGCTGGAATACCGGCTAATCCTGGATAAATAGTATCAATAATGTTTGCAATATCTTTTTCACTTTGACGTTCTCCATCGAGCTGAATTGTTAAACATTGAATAAGACCTTCATTAGCTAGTTGTTGAAAAACAGGTTTTACTAAATTACAAGCATTGCAATAAGATCCTTGAATCATAATAAATGCTGGTTTGTTATTAAATGAGCCAAGAAGATCACCAGATTCTGAAAAATCTGATTTTTCTAAATATGCGATTGGATAAACTAAATCTCCCATTTTTAATTAAATTATGATTTTTTTGAAAAAAATATTAAAGTAAAATGATTCTAAAAGTAGCCAAAAACGTTTTTTAAAATTGAATTCAATATTTGTATCATTCATTGGCAAATGCGGAAATAACGGAACAAGAGTTAATTATTTGGAAAAAAATAAAATAATTAGAAAAATTTATAAAAATATTTTTTCAATTTTCTTTCTTGACTTCTTCTTTCTCATCTGTGAATTTAGATTTTTCTTCAACAGGTTTTGATTTCGTAAATTTGTCATCATCAAATTTAAATTTTGGTTTCAAATCATAGAATTCAAATTTTTTGTTAATTTGTGTCTTTTGGAATGGCTCTGTACCTGTTGATCCAAATCCATTAAATCCTCTTTCAGTTTGTTCAAGTTTATCAACAATTTGTATTTCTGGTAAACATATTTTTTCACAAACCAATTGAGCCACTTTCATTCCTTCAACTACTTTAAATTCATCTTTATTGTTATTAATAAGAATAACTTTCAATGGACCTGTATAATCTTGATCAATTACTCCTCCCCCTACATCAATTCCATTTAAAGACATTCCGGAACGAGGAGCAATTCTACCATAAGTGCCTTCTGGTGTTTTAATTGATAAACCAATATTTACTAAAACTCTAGATAAAGGAGGTATAGTAATTGCGTCGATTGAATAAAGATCATATCCAGCAGCTAATTTTGTAGCTTTAACTGGAATTATTGCGTTATTATTTAATTTTTGAATTTTTAATTTGTCATCGTCTGATTCAAAAAATTCTTTTTCAACAATAGAGATAATGTAATTTTTAATTGAAGAGTTAATCCACTCGAACATTTTTTGTTGTTTGTATTTATTATCTTTAACTCTATTTTTAATAATTTCATCATCTCTTCTCGATTCCATTCTTTCTTTCGTTCCATCAGGACCATTCTCTGTTTAAATGTGATCTTTTTCCTTTAATAATTCAACTCTGCCTTTTCTTACAATCGTTAACTATCCACATCTAATACTGCTCCTTCACACTACCATATCACCTCTACAAGTTTATAACGAAATTTGCTTTATTTAAATCAAAATAGATTTAAAGATAATAATTTAAAAATATAAAATATGGACCAATTTTTCTACGATTTGCGATACAAATCTGGAATCATGGACATTTTTGCCTTCATTAGCGCCTCCGGCGCCGGCGATGCAGAGCATCGCAAGGACAAAAAAGTTGCAATAGATGTGAACAGCCCGTGGTTTCAAGAACTGTGGTACGTACCCAATTTCGAAACGTAAGGGTAGTATTGTTACTACCCTTACTTTACAATGGATGGGTTATGCATTTTTTAAAAATGCAAATAAAATGATTTTAAGTTTTTAAAATCATAACAAAATCAAAAAAAAACAATGAATGCACTAACGAAGTCGGCGCCTTTGGCGCTAATAAATTTAAAAGATTGTCGTGAATTTATGACAATTACTTTGAATAATAAAGATCATCAAGTTAAACTTGCTGGAACAATTGATGATCCTTATTTTTGTGGAAAAGATGTTTGTGAAATTTTAGGATACGTTGATATTAAACAGGCAATTGTGGATAGAGTTAAAACCAATCATAAAAAAGACCTTAAAACGTTGACCAACGAGTTTGAAAAGTTGGATAGCCCCGTTCTATTCAACTCATTAGGATGTTTGAACCCTAAAAAACTGACATATCATGAAGGTAAAGCTGTGTACATCAACGAACCTGGATTATATTCACTTCTTTCTGCATGCAAACTTCCTAATTCCAAGCTTCTCAAGGCCTTTATGGACCAATTTTTCTACGATTTGCGATACAAATCCGGAATCATGGACATTTTTGCCTTCATGAAGGACAAAAAAGTTGCAATAGATGTGAACAGCCCGTGGTTTCAAGAACTGTGGTACCCAATTTCGAAACGATCACATATACTCGGGACTATGTGTCTTTTTGAATGGATGGGTTATGCTGGTGAACTTTTTACGCAAAAACAAGCTTTTAAAAAATTTTTAGATAACAACAAAATTCCATACGAAGAAATTATCTACAACGATTCAAGATTTTTGAAACATCCTATCATGATCAAAGAAATAGAACAAACAAATGCCAAACAACTGAAATTAAAGAAGTGGTTAGTAATGGACATTAGAAATTTCAAAAAAGCTGTGATGCGATTAAACAAACACCAAAAGCGGAGAAATAGTACGTGATTACTATTTGAATTTGGAAGAAGCTTGTTTTGAATATGCTGAATATCAAGCTTCCTGGTTAGCCGAAAAAGCAGAAATGGAACGAAAGATAGCTAATGAAAAGTTAGAAAAACAAATGGCAATGTTGTCCATTAAGGATAAAGAACTCAAACAAGAAGCTTTAGCTCGTAAACAGGCAGAACAGG